TATTCAATATCCGCGATTTCACCTAAATTCTGTGCCCCGGGTAATGTTTCAATAGGACTTGTTTGTGATAAGTCACGAACAGGTATAAAATAATCTTGGTCAACGGCCATCTGATTGTATCTCATATCAACCTGACCGTTTCTTTGGTCAACTACCTGTTGTCTCTTGAACTTATTTGCAACTCTCTGTACATAAGGTTCAATGTCCTTATCTTCCATATTACCTACGAATACCTTGAACACCCTTCTTTCAGGGGCTCTGGATATTCTATAAATCATCATCGCGTCTTCAGATAAAAGAAGTTGTTTCCAAATTCTTCTAATCTTATCCAACATTGATGTACCATAAGGAAGTTTTCTATCGTCACCTAAAATTCTAAAGTGGGCAATTTCCCAAGATTGGAATTCCATATCTTTATTTTTCCAAGAGAATCTCAATTCCCTTGTTGGTTTCTCCAAAGTAACATTCGTTGCATTGGATGTATTTGATGTTGCCCCCTCAATTCTTTCAATTTCAATATTAGGTAATTGTTGACATCCAACAACACCCTTTGTGGGGTCAATTTTCAAGTAAACAAAATCGTCACCATATTTACACATCCCTCTACACCACATTTGTAAGTTGGTGTCGATATCCAGAACATTTTTAAATAGGTCGGTTAATATTGCTTTTATTCTTTTTGATTCAGAATGTATAGTTAAGATTTCACCCTTTTCAGACATTGTAGTTGATTCTTCAGCATATATGTCTAATGCGGCCGATACTTCTGGCGTAAACTCCATACTTTCAAAGTCATAGTATGCTGACAACCTATTTGGCTCATAATAAACAGATTGATTATATAAAGATTGGTCAATCTTTTTCCATCTGTCAGCAATAAATGCTGATTGTTGAGCTTGTAATAGGGCTTTTTCGTAATCTTCTTTGCTGTCAGTCTTTAAAAGTTCGTCCTTTGAAAAGTTAAATGAGGGTGGATATTCACCTGACTGCCCCATAAAACCAAAGGTTCGTGTTAACTTTTGAAAAACTGTTAATTCATTTTTATCTGCCATATCTATAAATACAAGTTATTTATTTATGCAATTTAAACTTTTTTATTAAAAAAATCAATGGTTATCAGGATTTTGGCCCTTATTAGGATCCAATCCACTAAACAACCACGAATATTGCCTATACGCTTCTTTTCCGACATTCATTGGATTACTTTCGTGAAACAAAGTTTCATTTGATTGGGTTGACATAGAACCAATAGCATCAAGGGATTTACCATAACTATAAAAAGTGTCATTTGGTTCATATGTTCTTTCAGACAATGCCCACGATTCTAACATCGCTTTGCTCTGTGCTTCACTTCTCTTCAACTGGGTAAAACAAATGTCACCAGCGTATAGCGCAATTGCCATACTCATAATTGAATCATCGTGGTATCCTTTCATATGGTCAGGTCTACCGTTGATATAAACAAATGTGTTTAATTCATTTACAAGTCGAAGTGAACGGACAAGAAATTTATGTCTTAATTGTTCCTCAAAAGACGCAACGATTTGTGTTCTTTTATTATTGAAATTAATACCCGGAATCTTTTCCATCATCTTCTGGTCATATGACCAAACATCTTTAGTATTAATTCCATCAATATATAAATCTTTGTACTCCAAATCTTGTAGTTTTCTGGATGTTGCAACACCCATACCACCCGTTATATCCACAACGATAAATGCGCTGTAATATAATCCCCATTTATACGCCACGGCCGCCAAGTCATCTGGCGGTATTTTACCGATGTATTCTAATACCTGTTCCCTTTCATCAAAATCTATGATATTGATGGCGGAAAAGTCTTCACTATCCCCACGACTAACATCAACCCCCATAATGTAACGATGACCTTCGATTGGTTCTTTCCATTGCCACATTAACCCTGACATATACTTTTCATTCGGGGTTTTTATCATTGTCTTTACAATATTTTCAACAACTTCACTTGGTATAACACCATCACCCGAACTTAAAAAGTCACACTCCAACTCTTGGGCGATTTTTCTTCTATCATATTTTAACTTCTTGGCCATCGCCTCGAACCAGCTTGAAAATGGTTTATACCCATCTGCAATCATATCGTCAAACTTTTCTCTCGGCACATCAAATGCCAATACTTCATCATCATTATATAATTCTCTATTCAACATATAATGAATAATGTCGTTTGTTTTAACCCAATGTAAATCTTTCGAATAACGGGGGTCAAAATACCAAGTTAAATTTGTTATATGGAAATCATTTATACCACGAATGGCTTGGTCATACACCGTATAGTAAATTGGGTCATACCCATTAGGTGTAGAAATCATAATAATTTTACCCCCTGTAGATAGGGACGCCATTGAAGCAGCCCAGAAATCTTCACCGGCTTCGATATACGCCGCCTCGTCAAAGATTAGAATTGTAGGTGTAAAACCACGAAGAGCGTCTTTTGATGTTGCAACCGCTTTTACTTCACAACCATTTAATAGTCTGTATCGACTTTCAGAATTCTTATCAGGATCAAATCCCGGGTGAATCCAATCTGGCCATTGTTGAAGAAATGCTTTGATTTTATTTGCCATTTCAATGGCGGTGTCCCTTTTATTTGCAACGATAAGAACTTTTTCAGGATTTTCTTCGGATGCAGTTACTAATTTTTTCGAAACCCAAGCGGATGTAACAGTTGTAACCCCAGCCTGTCTATATTTCTTGGTAATATTTTCATTATAGTGTTCGTAGTCATATATAAGTTGTAACTGGTCTTTAAATAAATCTAAAGGGACAAACTTTTTTTGTGTGTTATCATATGTTTGTAGATATGTTCGTAATGCATAGGGCGTGTCGCCTATGATTCGAGCCATTTCTTTTAATTGTTCAATTTTTTGATTCATATATATAAATACCAAAAAAAGCGGCTATTTCTAACCGCTTCCTTTATATTCGACCATAAATGGTATATTAATTCAATGTTATTCCTAAATCTGCCAAGAAATTTCCCAAATCTTCATCAGGAATATCTGCAGTTAATTCATCAAGTAATCGTCTAAATTCTGAGTCTTCTTCCGTTACTTCTTCATTATCCAAATGCCTTGATAAATCATAATACATCGCATCGATTAGTTGTTTACCTTTTGGTGAATTACCAATGACTTCCTTCATTAAAACAATGAATTCTTTTGATGGTAAATTGATAATGTTGGTATAGATATAATATTGGAATATTATTTTGTTTTCTTCTTCACGAATTGCTTCCGGAAATAATTTAACCAATCTTCTCCAAATTGCGGGGCCAAGTCTTATGTCCCAAAGTTCATATTGTGTTTGGTCTTCAAGATCCATCGCTTGTGTTGTTTTTTCTGGATTCTCCGGATTCTTTTCTTTACCCAAAAATTCCATTACCCCTTTAATCCCTTCGTGAATTAAAAATGGAAACATAATTGCTTCCGCATTTATAGTTGGCGGATTAGTTGTGGTGTCTACTCTTGTTTTTCCAGCCCCCATATCTGAATCATCACCTTCACCACCGCCACCACCAGTAGCACCTTGTGCCATTTCTTCAGGAAACTGCCAATAACCTAAAAAGGTTAATGCAACCACCACCGAATATTTTTCTGCAATATCTCGAACACCTGTTATTCTTTGAAGTTCTGGTGTTACTTTATTGAATAAGTATGCACCATCAACAGAGTGCCCCTGTGTCATTGCATTTATTAATCTTCTTTTTGCTCTTTCTGGCGTTATATTATTAACATCTTGTGCAAGCTCCTCTTCTTTTTGTTGTATTTGCTCTTTCGATTGTTTATTTTGAACATTCATAGTAGCACTACTCAATTTAAAATTAAACTGTAATGCCCCCTGAGGTAGTTTAAAATAATCAATAAGTAATCTTTTCGCCAATTCTTCTAATTCAGCGTGATGCGTCGATTCTGCTCGTACAATTTCTTGTAGAATCATCAATGCTTGTTGTGATAAGGATAAAAATTTTGGTGATAATCCTGTACCAATATTTCTTTGTCCAGTAATCTCAGCTAATTTATCCAATGCGTGTTTATATTGTTCAGATGCTAATAATTCTTCATATGTGGTATGACCTTCAGGGACTTCAGGAAAATCGACTTTCTTAAATGGTGTTTCTCTGCTCGATAATCCAGCCTCAATACTTGGGTCGGGCCTACTACCAGGATCGTCAAATTTCATTTGTTCGAACGCTTCAAGCTTTTTTTGCCCCAATATTAAATTATCTTCTGGTTTTTTATCCTTTGACATATTAACTTATTTTTTTAATTCTTTCATTATCATTTCAGTTAAGTTAGAAATTTCGTCATCCATTTCATGTCCCTTAATTGCGGCTAATATCGCATCAGTTTCTAGAAAATCTGGTAACTCACCATCATCTTGAAATTTTGGTGTTGGGTCAGGTGTTTTTCCTGGCTGAGGTGGCTCCCACGGATTAGGAAATGGTTTTCCTTTTCCTGGCTCTTGTGCTGGTTTTTCTCTTCCTGGCTTAGTTGTCGGCTTTGTTGTTGGTTCAGCTATCCCTGGCTCAGCTGATTGTTCGTGCATTCGATTGTTTAATCCAGTGGAATCATTTTTTACTTTGATATAATCTGAATTAACAAGTTCAAAAAACTTTTTCATTTCTTCCTTACCATATGCAATTACTTCACCAGCATCTGCATCATTACAATACCCATCACCTTTTCGACAAATATAAAATGGTATATTATTTTCAGTTAAATATCTTTTCTTTAACTCATTGAATTTTTCGTCTTTCCAATTACCATCGAGAGGTAAATTTGCTCCATATTTAAAGTTGAAAATTTGTTGTTGTTTTTTTGTAAAAATAGCTTTGGGGCTTGACAATTGTGAAGTGGTCTCCATCCCGATATTTTGCTCATTTAATTTAACTTTAATCAGCTCCATAATTTCATCTTTAGTGGTTAAAGTATGATAATTTTCTTTTACCAAACCTTCAATCCATTCTCTTACTTCATCACCTTCATGTAATTTTTTTAATGTCATTGCTAGATTTGCCCTTTTTCCCATTTTTCCACCCTTTTTAGATGCTGCTTTAAGTTTACCAGCAGGAATTTTTTCATCCTTTCCTACGCCCAATGATTTCTTTAATGCCCCTGGTTTTTTAATCGCTTTTTGAATCCATTTTTCATTCTTCTTTTCGTCAATTTCTTCTTCCTTTATTTCATTAGTATTACCTAAAGTTTTATATGGTTTAGTAACAGTATTAACCTTTGCTCTTTCTTCCTGTTTAAATTTATTTGGATTTGCCCTACCTGCTTGAAATTTAGTACCCTGTGGCATATTTTTTCTATTTTGGTTTGCAAATGTTCTAGCAGCTTCTTTGGTTTCAACTTCCTCTTCTTTTACTTCGCCTTCATATGTTTCAATAGTTTTCTTTAATTTTTTTGCATCAGTCACATCTTTATTAAATGTCGGGCTAGTTTTTGAAATCATTACAACTTCTTCACCAAGAATTCTTTTTGATAAAAAACCAAGTTGTTTATCGTTCATATTTGCCAAAGTTTTTTCCGTAAAACCTTCAGCGATTAATTTTGTTATTATTTCGTTCCTTTTCATGAAAGTTTGTATTTTATTTCTTCATTTATTAATTTATAACCCTTTGATGCTAATTTTTCTGTTACACTATCAACATCTTCGCCAAAATGAAATGAAAGCCTTCTAGGATCCTCGTCAGCGTCTTTATCAAACGGCTCCCATCCAAGTGCTATTATACCATCAACAGCATCGATAACCCCAAAATAATCGGAGTTTTGTACCAAATCTAATTGTAAATCTGAATTTTTTAAAAGTCCCACCATATCAATATCTTCTACTTTTGGTGGTACTGCTCTTCCCGAAGCAGGTACTATAAACCATTCATCAACAAATAAATCTTGAATATAAGGGTCGCGCGTTCTTAACAATTCGACAAGATTTACACCAAAAATAAATTCATATTGCCGTTGTCCCCTATAATCAGTTCCCAATTCATTGATGTAAATTAAATACATTTTACTCGAAATATTTCCCTAATGTTTCTCTAACAGTATTATGAATCATATCAG